CGGAGCAGCTCGACCAACTGGACGAAGGCGTCGGCCTCGTCCGGCGAGTAGCCGATCCGGGCCTTCATGTCGGTCTTGGTCTCGATCGAAATTTTCTTGTCCTTGACCGTCTCATACTCGCGGGCGGAGAGCTGCTCCCGGAGCGCCTTGAAATGCGTCCCCACGTTGCCGACGAGGCCTTCCTCCATCCACACCCGGCCCGCCCACCAGAGCTCGGAGACGAATCGGTCGAAGAGGTCCTTGCTGGTCTCGGCGTCGGACTTGCGGAGCTTGCGGTCGCTGACGCCTGCGCCGAACGAGCACTTCTGGATCGGTCCCCACTCTTTCTCCAGGATCGCGGCGACGCCGCGGCCGGCGCCGGTGACGTCCATGATGAAATTCTCCGGGAGCACGCCGACCTCCTTGCACCGACGCATCACGTCGTGGGCGATGAGGTAGTCGAGCGGCTCGGACGTTTCGGTGACTGCGACCTTGACGTTGTCCACCGACGTCAAATTCAACGCCCACCGCGAGCCGCGGGCATCGCCGAACTCGCCGTGGACGATCGCGCAGTTGTCGCCGCCTTCGAAGGCTGGGTCGAGCGCGGCACACTTTGTCGGCGCCATCTGGTAGACGATCGGAGCCTCAGCCTTGTGGAGGACCGAGCCTGGGTAGACGATCCCGGTGAGACCTTCCGGGGCGAACCAACCGCGGACGAAGGTCCACCAGCGCGGCGACCCGATGCCGAACGCTTTGGCGACGGAGTCGAGGTAGTCCTGGCGAACGAGGAACGGGAAGATCGTCCGGCCTGCGCGGATGTTGGCCGAGCGGAGTCCGTCGAGTCGGATACAGACGCCGCCCTTCTTCGTCTGCCAGTGGACGTCGACCTCGGGGTCGATCGTGTGCCAGCCGGCATCCGGCTCGCACCAGTTGCCGAAGGTGCTGAACCGGCGGGTGGGGTTGGCGAGCATGACGATCCGGAAATCCGGATCGGTCATCAAATTCGACGTCGCCTCGAAGATCGCGGGAGGTGTGCCCTGCGCTTCGTCAATAATGACGTAGCGACGACGGCGGGAGTGCGTGCCCTGGATTTTTTCGACCGCGTCTTGGCCTCGGTCGGTGGCGATACCTTCGATGACATATTTGTCCTCCTTCGATCCGGCGGGGCGGATCGTCATGTCGTGGGTCCGGATGTCGAAGATCGCCGCGCCGAAGAGCCCGTCCCCGATGTCGGCGGTTTTGATCGCCGAGACGGTGTCGGACCAGAGGCGCTTTCTCAGGCCCGTCAGGTGGGTCGAGGTGAGCGTGATGATCGAGTTGAGCGAGTCGGCGAGGTAGCTCGCGGCGGCGATATGGCCGAACGTATGCGTCTTGGCCGCGGAGGCGTGGCCGATGACCGAGATGATGCGGAAGTTGCACCACGCCCACGTCAGCAGCTCCAGGTCCTCGCGCCAACGCGGCACGCCGGGCTCCGCCTCGCCTGCATAGAGGTGGGGCCACAGCAGCATCATCGCCCGCTTCAAGTGCTCCTGTTTTCCGAGACCCCCGTTCGCCGGGGAGTGCTCGTTGGCGTATGCCCAGAGCTCGACCTGTGCGGGCGTGAGCTCGTCCGGAAGCTCGACGCCGTAGCGGATCACGCCTCGTCGCGGGGGCCGCCGCGCTCATCGACAAGCGGAGGGTTTTGCGGAGGGCACGCCGGGGCCGCAGGAACCGCGGAAGCATCGGCGATGAGCTGGTCGAGGCACTGCACCGCGCCGGAGGTGGCGATCAGGTCGTTGCGGAGCTTCCGGAGGTGCTTCTCGGCGCCGTCGATCTGGCGGGACAGGCTTTCGACCGCGGCGGCGTGCTCGGAGCGGCGGCGTTGTAGGGCCGGAATGGATACCGGGGATTCGGGGAGCTGTTCGGGCATATTCGTCAGGTGGTGGCGAGGAGTTTGTAGGTGGTCCCGGACGAGTCCCGGACCGTGAGGGTGCCCGTCGCCGTCGGGGTCCCGGCGACAAACCCGTTGTCGAGCCTCAGTGGCACCGCCAGGTGCATTTCCGTCGTCTTGAGAGCCATCCTTGCGACTCCGTCGCACACAAAATCCATGTATCCGCTGGAGACGTGGCGGATGCCTGTGTCGGTGTCGCCGGTGAACGCAAAGCCCGGGGAGGCCAGAGAGCCAGAAGACGCGCGAACGCGGCCCCCGCTGGTTTCGAAGTCCCCGTCGATCAGCACCGAACTCGAGACGCCAAGGAGCGATCCTTGGCACACGAGCCCGGACTGGAAACGGGGAGTCCCGTTGAACCAAGTGTCTCCGTCGGGGCGCACGGTGATTCTCTCGACGCCATCCCGGGACCGGATTCGCACGCTGCCGTCCGCGTGATCGCCGGGGGTGATGAGGACCGAGCCGCCGAAGCCCGACACCGTGGTGTATTCATTCCCCAATACGTCAATCTGGCCGCCGCGGGTCTGCCCGTCGCCGCCGCCGCCGTTCATGCGGATGATTCCGTTGTCCGACCCGTCCGCCGAGGTCCCGCAAATGGTCGACGCCCCGTTGATCTTGAAAGTCCCGCCGACGATCGTGGGGGTCGTGATCGAGATGTTCGCGGCGATCGTCTCCGCCACCACGTTCTGGAGGTAGAGCGTGCCACCGGACAGGCGGAACGGCTCGACGTCGGTCGTGCCGTTGAAGAGTCGGATGACCGACGCCTGCATGTCTAGGTTCGAGGTGGCCCCCGAGCCGTCGAGCTTGATTTTCCCGACAACGCGGCCGTTGATGTCCAGGTTTACTCCCCACCGGGCCTTCACTTCGCCGAGCGGAGAAACGTATGCGCTCGCCGCGGTGGTGACGGCGGCGCCGATTGTGCCGGACGCGGTGCTGGTCAGGGAGGCGGACACGACATTCGTCGCCTCGGCGGCGGCGCCGGCGGCGTCAACCTTGGCGGTCTCGACCGTCGTCACCCGGGCGAGCAGCCCGGACCCGGGGGTCTGGACTTGAGCCTCCAGGGTTCCCGTGCGGGTGGCGATCGCGGTGTCGGCGGCGGCGTAGGCGCTGCGGACTTCCTCGATGCGAGCAAGCGACTCGTTGAACCGGGCGCCCATGTCCAGCCGGATTTCGGCGAGGGCGAACGTGGAAGTGGCGAGGGTCCGTCGGGTCTCTTGAATCCACGCCGACGAACTGGCGCCGGCCTCTTTCACCTCGGCCTCGAGACGGTCGATGCGCTCGGCGAGGGCGAACCCGGGCGCGGCGAGCACCCTTTCGATCGTCGAAATCACCGCCGAAGACGATCCGGCGCCGGCCTTGGCGCTCTGCGCCTTCAACGTGGTGACGCGCTCTTTCAGGTCGGTGAGGTCAGCGCGGAGCGCGGCGAGAGCCTCCGCACGAAGCTCGGACTCGCGCCGGATTCGGCCGAGCAGGACTTCTTCGTGGACGAGGGGCATTCCTCCACCGTATCAGGCCGCCGGAGACGGCGGAAGGGGGTGTCGGGTCAGTCCCGGACGGCTGCTGCGGCCTTCCGCGCCTTCGAAAAGCCGGAGTGAAGCACGGGGGACACGAACGTGTTCACCAGGTTGGCGGCGGACTGGAAGGCGGGGTTGAAGGAGGCCAGGAGTTGCAGGAACTGGCCGAGGAAGTAGAGGGCGAAGAGCCCGCCGACGACCCAGCAGAATTTCAGGAACTTGTCGGCGATCGCCTCCTTTTCGGCGGCATACTTCAACACCTTGGCGTTCGCCTCGTCGAGGGCGGCGTCCTTCATCGCGAGGTCCTTCGACAGCACGGCGATCTGGCCGATTCTCTTCGTGTTCTCGGCGTCGGCGAGAGCGCGCACGTGGTCGTCGAGGGAAGTCTGGCGGTCGATGAGGTCCCGCCACTTCGCCTCGTCCACGACCTGGGGAGGGCCGAAGATTTGCGTGGCCAGGGTCTTCGCCGTGGTGGCGTGGCTGCGGGCGACGGCAACGCCGTGCGGGCTGCCGGCGGACGCGGCGTCGATCGCGGCGGAGACCTTGTAGACCTCTTCGACCAGCGCGGCGCCGGCACGGTCCTTCGCCTCCTCGACCCGTTGCGCAGCGGTTTCGCTCCGCGTGATCGGAGAACCGAACGGCCGCCACGGGATGTAGGCGCACCCGGAAAGAAGGAGCGCGAGGAAGATCGCCGAAATTCGGATCACGGGGTCAGCTTGTGCGTGCGCCCGACAAAGACGTCGGCGGTGACAAATCCGGAATCGAGGCCCGGGTTGTTGTCGCCGCGGGC